GCATGTTTCGGCGTCATGCATCCTGCTGAACGATGTGGATATCCCATCGTCGAATTCATCATCCCTTTCCTCGATCTTGAAGAACTGCAGCATGTACTCGGCTGGGTTCATTGATGCTTCTCCTAACTGTTCGGCCCGCACGTCGCATATGCGGGATGACACCGATTTTAGGAGGGGGCTGGGCGGTTCTCCTAACGCCGCCCGGCATCACACACGCAAAGGAGGCGCGTGATGGAAGACGATACGACGTTCGCTGCGCTCGCTGAGGTCCTGAAACCGATGAACACGACGAAGGACATCGCGGACCGTTGCGGCATCAAGGAGGGCACCTTGGCGTACTGGCGTGGTGCGGGAATCGGCCCGAAGTTCGTGAAGGTCGGACGGACCGTCATGTATCCGAAGGAGCCGATGATCGCCTACTTCAAGGAACACCTCTACCAGAGCACATGTGAATACGAGGGAAAGGAGTCGGCATGAAAACGATTCGCAAGGCCTGCGTGCAGGCAGTGTTCGACGAGTTCGAGACCCAGGGCGAACTGGTCCACCCATTCAAGGACGGGGATGTGGAGGCCATGCGGGCGCTCGGCCACATCGTCGGCTACGTCGACCTTGACGTCACCGGAATCGTGGACCTCATCGTCGACACGATCAACAAGGAGCTGTGACATGGGCATCAGACAGGCCGTGAGGCTGAATCCGCCGGCGCCGCCGAAGTCGGGACGCCATGACCCGCATAACGTGCTGCTCGCGTCGAGTGGCTTCTACGTCCGGGTGGACGTGGACGGATCCGCCAGACTTATCGACGGCATCCAGGAGATAACGCTGGCGGAATTCACCGCCGAGGAAAGCAAAGACATCATTCACACGCTCGGCATGATCGGAGGAACACGATGACCGACAACGACTACCACATCGAAGACCGACTCGAAACCGCACGGAAGGCGGGGCGTCCGAACTACGCCTTGCGCCGCATGAAATTCGCGATTGCGGTCATCGGCCTGGTCGTGAGCGTGACGCTCATGCTCACCTGGCATGACTCGGGGAACATGGCCGGCGCGCTGCTGGTCGAGGGCGTGTATCTCGCCACCGCGTTGTGGCTGGTGGTGCGGTTCGCGTCCAGGGACGACGACTGAGGGGAGTGACCGATGAGGGAGATTCTGCCGCATTGGCATTTCAGTCCGAACGCTCCGGTCAAGGACGTCGACACGAAGAAGATGACGAGTGGTGACAGGGCGGTGGCCGGCGCGTGCTGTCGGGCGATGGAGACCGAGGCGTGGAAGGAGCTGGTGATCCTCGAATCGTTGGGCGTGCGTTTCAACGGACTGGTGGGCCGGTTCGTGTCCGAGGTCGCCATGCCGGTGTTGGAGGTGATGCCTGATGACAGTTTCCATCAGGGCGCGGCCGCGCAGTTGACGCACATGGTGAAGACCAGGGATGGTGGCGAGACCATCCGCATCATCAAGACTCTCGCCGTGAAAGGTAGGTTCTAATGGCTGGTGAGACGATCATCGCGGTGGTGGGCAATCTGACCGCGGATCCTGAGTTGAGCTCGACGAAGAACGGTCGGAGCGTGGCTGGTTTCACGATTGCGTCCACTCCGCGTACGTTCGACCGGCAGTCGAATCAGTGGGTCGATGGGGATGCGTTGTTCCTCCGCTGCACGGTGTGGGGTGATCTGGCCGAGCATTGCGCCCGTTCCCTCGCCAAGGGCATGCGTGTGATTGCCCAGGGAAGGCTGACGCAGCATTCGTGGGAGGACGAGCAGCATCAGAAGCGTTCTTCCATGGAATTGCAGGTGGACGAGATCGGGCCGAGCTTGCGGTATGCGACCGCGCAGGTGGCCAAGGCGCAGCGTGGTACGGCTGGAGCGTATGGCAATCCGTCCTCCGCTCCGGCGGGCTATACGGGCGGGGCCACCGCTGCCGGCACCTCGCTTCCGCCGTCCGACCCGTGGGGTCAGCCACAGGACAAATCGGCATCGTTCGGTGATTTCGCCACGCCGGAATCCGAACCGGATTTCTAAGGACGAATCATGAGCATTCAAGCGTTGACATGGGTTATCTACGGTGTAGCGCCGGACATCAAGCACGCGGATTTCCGCACGCTTCTTGTGCTGGCCGACCATGCCGACCCTCAAGGCATGGGAGCGTATCCGAGTAGGAGCACGATCAGTCGGTTGACCGGATACAGCGTGCGTACGGTCTCCTATGCGTTGAAGAGTCTCGAATCCTCTGGACTGATCAGCAGGGGAGACCAGCGCATCGTGTCTGGCCTCGGCGGATACAAGCCGACCGTCTGGAACCTCAACATGAGCAGAGGTGCAAAAACTGCACCTCTCAAAAACGCCGAAACAGCAGTGCAAACAGACTGCACACCAGCAGTGCAAACAGACTGCACACCAGCAGTGCAAGCAGGGGTGCAAAAAACACGGACAGGTGTGCAAACAGGTGTGCAACATGATTGCACAAGAACCATATCTAAGGAAGAACCGTATATAGAACCTAGAGAGAGTAACGCGCGCGCGAGAAAACAAATCCCAATACCAGCCGACTGGAAACCCTCTGAGGAACACCGGGCGCTCGCCGACCGGCTCGGCATCGACTGCGACATCGAGGCCGACAAATTCCGCGACAGGGCCCTCGACTCGGGAGCCCGCTCGGCCGACTGGAACGCGAAATACCGCAACTGGCTCGTCAAAGGCAAGGAACGCGGATTCGCCACGCCAAAGGATTCCAACGCTCGCCGACGGTATACGTGGGGCAGTGAAGAGGTCAAACATGTACTCGGCCCGATAGCCTGCGAGGGCACGGACACGTACATGGAGCTCGCATGCAAGGTCGCCGACCTGCTCAACCAGGGCGTGGACCCGGACATGCTGCGCCGTCAGCTCGAGAACGTGCCCGGCGACGTATTGGCCGAACAACTGTTCGAACAGGAGGCGGCGGCATGAACGCCATGACCATCGCACACATGGCCGGCATCCTCACCTCGGCCATCCAAGCCGCCGACCGATTGGAACTCGACGCGCTCAAAGGCCCGGCGCTCGCCGATATGGACCTTGACCGTATCCGCGATATCAAACGCGACTGCTCGACCTGCATCAACCTGCTCGAACAAATCGGAAGGGAGCGACGATGAGCGACCGGCAATTCCAGGAATCGAAACGCATCGCGCTCGTACGTCAGGGCTGGCATTGCCTTCGCTGCGGACGCAACCTGTACGACCCGAGCGTCTGGCCGGGCAGGAGCGGCCACCACCGGCAGCTGCGCCGTCGAGCCGATCCCGCTGTGCGTGACCTGCCGTGCAACATCGTCGAACTGTGCGGGTCCGGCACGACCGGCTGTCATGGTTGGGCGCACGCGCATCCGGCCGAGGCGGAACGGTTCGGCTACATCATCCCGAGCTGGCGTGATCCGCTCAACGCGCCGATCCGCGACTGGAACGGCGACTGGTGGTGGCTGTTGGATGACGGCACGGCGCAACGGCTCACGCAAATCGAAATCATCGAATGGCAAAGCAATTGGAAGGAAGAATCATGAGGAAACAGGACGAAGACCGGAATGGGAAGCCGGAGGCGCTGCTCTGGCTCGACTTCGAAACGACCGGTACGGACAGGAATGACAGTCTGCCGTTGGAGGTCGGCATGGAATGCACCGACGTGCTGGGCGAACATTCGTATGGATCCCTGCATCGCATCATCAGACCGGACTATCTCAACCTGTTGGACATGGGCCCGGTCGCGTTCTCGATGCACACGGACAATGGATTGCTGTTCGAGCTGTTGAACGGCTCCGCGCACGACGACTGCGTGGATGCTGTGGCGAACGCCGTGGAGGAGTATCTCGACTCCCTGTCGCAACGCTTCATGCTGGTTCCGGCTGGAACGAACGTGGACTTCGACATCGACTTCCTGAAACGTCTCGACCTGGCCCCGGACAGGTGGCTGTCCTACCGCAAGTTCGACCTGACCACGCTCCGCCGGTATTTGAGGTTCATCGACTGTCCCGAGGATCCGTACAAGGGGCATGCCGGTTCGCACAGGGTGCGTGATTGCATCCGTCGTGACATCAACGACTACAAGTGGTACCGCAAGCTCCTGAAGGGAGCATGGTGATGACCGTGGCCGCCATGATGCTCCTGTGCGCGGCCGTCCTGGTCGCTTGGATCGGAGGCCGGCCATGACGGTCCAGACGCATATGGCGTGGCGGTACCGGAATCCCGCCGACCTGATCGGACGCCGATGCATCGCGCTCACCGGCATGGATGTCACGTTGGACGGCCCATTGGATCTGATCCGGTTGAGTCCGGTCCACGCGGTCCTGAAATACCGGGGCATAGGACTGCACGTCATCGACTGCGACCTACGCCACCACACGAACAAAACCTCGGACGGCATCCGCGCCGTCGTCATCACGGAAGGCAAACCATGAAACACACCACATCGCATGCCAGGAAATGGCATAGGACCAGTCCATGCCCATACTGCGGCACGAGGAAACCCGGCATCGAACCCTACGCCAGCATCATCGGAACCACGGCGCATTACGTATGGATAGCTAAATGCCGCGGATGTCCGAACGCCATCTGGATCAAAACACCGGACGACAGCATCAAAACCGCGATCCGCGGATGGAACCGATACGCCAACGGCGAATGGCGCAAACACTAGGAGGAAACAAAATGAGAAAAACAACACGCATCACACTCGCCATCACCGTCATATGCATGGCGCTCGCCGGATGCGGAAGCGCGTCCAAGACGTCGGCCCCGGCCCACGCCATCGCCGCCACCGGCACCACATGCTCCGAAGAGTCCAGCGACGAACGCATCAAGGAATGCATCGTCACGCTGTCCGAGACACGACGAGTCGACTGCGTCATCACCACCGGTAGCCACGGCGTATCCGGAATCTCATGCGACTGGGACCACGTCAGCGGAGCCGACAAGGAGCCGGCAAGATGAGCTACAACGTCGTCACTCAGGAAGGCGTCAGAACGTTCGAGAACATCGACGATGCTGGCGACTACGCGCAGGCCATGTCCTTGAGGACTGGCGAGCCGGCCAAGGTGTTCCATGCCGAGACCGGACTCGTCGCATTCACCGTCCGCCCAACCACGAAGGACACGAAATGAGAATCAATTTCAACAGTAAGGATGGCGTTTTCGCCATCAAAGCCGAAAACGAAGAGGAAAAAACCCAGCTCAAAACGTCGGCGGTCGCCATCTGCAATCTCATCATCGATTTTTTCGACGGTGAAGTCCAAGAAATGAAGGCGGCGAAGGAATGAAACGCATCACACTCAAGGACACGAAATGAGCAATCGAAGTTATTTGGTGCCAAGGCCGCCAGCGTTCGACCATGAGCATCCCAGACCGAAGGAGGAAGGCGAGGTGCTGTACTGCGGAAATTGCCAAAAATGGTACGTATCATGGTTTCCCCTCACCGAAGTCAAAACCATATGGGGCCGCCGCCCCGAATGGTGGATACGCATCTTCCACCGCAAACCATACGAGACGATCATCCAGCAAATGCGAAGGGAAACGAAATGAAAGTGAAGAAAACCCTCATGGACATGATCGTCAAATGGCATCAGGCCGGATACAGCCTCGATGAGATCTCGCCACTGGTTCCTCAAATCCCCAAAGAGGAAATCAAAGCGATCATCCAACAACACCACGAATAACAAGAAACCCGACCTTCCGGCCGGGCTCCTGACACCACCAGAAGACTACCACGCCGGAGGGAATCGAACAAATGAACGAACAAAACAACGAATCCCAACCAACACCAAACCAGACACAACCAACACAAACCAAACAAAACAAGCCAGCGCTCGCCGGCATGTGCCAAGTGTGCGGCGGGGAGTGCAATCTTCGCAACACGATGTGCGACAAGTGCGAGGCCGGCATTAGGGGATGGCTCCGCGACTATCCGTCACGGATCCATGCCCTACGTGAGTTCCTGGACAGCACCGCACATTACGGTGGCCATCAGCCGGGCCGGACCAATTTGGCTTCGGCTCCGACGCCGGTCAGGTTGTCTGTGATCGACCATCTGCAGGAGATCGATGATTTGGCCGTTGCTCTTTGGCGGCGGTTGTATGCTCCGCCGGCCATGCCATGGGCCGATAGCAGGATTCATCCGTCCGCATCGAAGTGCCTGAGCGTCTGCGCGGATTGCAATCGTCTTTCACGATTGCCGGACATCGGTTTGATATGGCACGACTGGGAGCGATTGGTGCGCAAGACGATGAGCATCATCGACGTGCCACCATCCAGGCATGGCATCGGCAGGTGCCTGAATCCTCTGTGCGGCGTGGAGCTGAGTGCGGAGGTCGGCGCGGTAAGCGTTGACTGTCCGGTGTGTGGCAACACTTACCGCGTGGTCGACGTGCGATTGGGGTTCCTGCGGGAGTGCATCGAATCAGGCAGGGCGTTCACGGCGGGGGAGTGCGCGGAGCTGCTGCGCGAATGCGGGTTCCAGTGCAATGCGAACACGATTCGCTCGTGGCGTAAGCGTGGCAGGCTTCAGCCGGCCGGTGAGAACGAGAAGGGGCGGCCATTGTACCGGCTTTCGGATGTGCATCGGCAGGTGTTGCGACGCGATTCGATTTGACAAAATCGAAAGTGCAACGCACAATTGTCAGTGGATTAGAGGGTCCAAACCGATACACACGGTTTGGACCCTCACTTATATCCTCCAATGGATTCTCCTGATTCACTTGGGTTGCAGTCCCGTCCTGTCCGAACGGCATATCGGACACGCTCCGCCCACTCCCGTCAGAGTGGACATACCCCAATGTGGCAGGCAAGCCAATCCCGTGCTTCCGTGATGCGGTGAAGCTTAAAAAATCGCCTGCCCGTATGCCTTCGTAGGAATCAGTGGTAGATCGTACCGGCCGCGAGTCTTTATTGGATTCTCTTCCTTGTGGCCGCGTGTGGACGCGGGTTCGAATCCCGCCGAAGGCACCCATGAAACAAACCCGGGGTAGGGGTATTGACAATCCGGGAGGGGCATTCGCAGATGATGGGGAGCCCCTACAAGACACGGGAGAGGCCTTATACGGGAGCCCCTATACCGGCATTCCAGCAAGCCAACGGCGAAGATAGTCATTGACAAATCCATAACGCCCCAGGCCCCATACACGTGGGAGGCCACATGAGCAAGCGGCGCAACGAGCGCGTCAGCAACGGCTGGCGGCGCAGACAACTCAGGGCAAGAGTGCTAGCCGCATACGATGTGTGCGCCATCTGCGGCAAGCCAGTCGACAAGACATTGAAGACACCACATCCGATGAGCGCCGAAGTAGACGAACTCATACCAGTCTCACGAGGCGGCGATCCATACAGCTTCACTAACTGCAGGCTCACTCACCGCATCTGCAACAGGATGAAGAGCAACAAGACCGACGAACACGCACGAGCGCTGCTGGCCGGCAAGCAGACCATCAAACCAAGCTCGATGCCGTTCAAAACGTTCGGCATCTGACCCGATACCAGGGCAGGGTACCCGGTCATACCCCCTTGTGGTCGCCTCGGGTGCAGTGCCGATATCCCTCCCGGAATGCAAACGTCGGAAACAGGGGAAACAACGAAAGGTCGGAAAGCGAGGGAAGCGCCGATGAAGTGCGAACTCTGCGGCAAGGAATTCCAGCCATCCGGCCACGGGAGGCCTCAGAAGTACTGTTCCAAATCCTGCCGTCAGAAAGCGGATTATCGTCGGAAAAAGAACAATACCGCTCAGGCGAGGAAAAGCAAACCTGTTGAGGCGAAGGGAAAATCCGAGCGGGAACTCGACAGACGGAACTTCGAACGGATGATGGACGGTTCCCATGAGGACACGCTCCGCGAAATCGTCGGCAGACTGCGCGAGGCTCTGCATAACCCGTCGACGCCGGCCAGCGCGTTGCCATCGATCAGCAGCAAGCTCGCCGAATTCGACGAACGGATGCGCATGGCCGAGGAATCCGGCAGCCTGTTCGATGCGAATGATGACGTGACGGAGGTGGCGGAGGATGTCGGAGCGTCGATTGTCTGAGATCGCCCAACGGCTCGTGCAGCCGGAAGACGTCACGTCGAGCGACTTCAACCTGATTAACAACGCGGCGGCCAAGGCCGGAATCCACTACGACCTGTGGCAGAAGGGCTTCCTCTACCTACTGTTCGCCAAACGCGCGGACGGCAAATACGCCTGTGGCTCCGGTGGGGCGGTACTGTCCAGCTGCAGGCAGATCGGCAAGACGTTCACGGTCGGCACCGCGATGTTCATCCTGTGCGCCGGACGCGCCGGGACATTGGTCATCTGGACCGCGCACCACACGCGCACCTCCGACGAGACGTTCGCCGACATGTGCGACCTGACACACAATCCGAAACTGTCCAGGTACGTGCAGAACGTGCGTCGAGCGAACGGCCAGCAGGAGATCCGTTTCACCAACGGCAGCCGCATCATGTTCGGGGCCCGCGAGAACGGTTTCGGCCGAGGCCTGCACTCCGCAGACATCGAGGTGTTCGACGAGGCTCAGATCCTCACCATCAAGGCTTTGGACAACCTGATTCCGATCGTGAACACGAGTCCGAACCCGTTGATCGTGTTCATGGGCAATCCACCGAAGCCGGGCGACCAGTGCGAGGCGTTCGAGGAGAAACGTTCCACCGCGTTGTCCGGCAAGTCGGACGACATGCTCTACGTGGAGCTCGGCGCGGACCGCGACTGCGATCCGGACGACAGGAGCGCGTGGGCGAAAGCGAACCCGTCGTATCCGAAACGCACCAGCGAGCAGGCGATACTGCGCATGCGCAATCTCCTCGCCGAGGATTCGTTCCGCCGTGAGGCGCTCGGCATCTGGGATGAGACCGCCGCCGCGTACGCCATCAGCCCCGACCAGTGGAAGGCAGCGGCCATCGACGAAGTGCCCGAAGGCGGCACGGTGAGCTTCGGCCTCGACATGCCGCCCGACAGGAGCGTGCTGACCATCGGCGCCGCATTGCGGTACGAGGACGGTTCGGCCGTCATCCAGATGGCGAACATCAAGGACGCGCGGCAGGCGGGAACCATGTGGGCCGTGGACTGGCTCGCCGAACGCTGGCCGAAGACCGCAAGTGTGGTCATCGACGCGCAGTCGCCGGCCATGAGCCTGCTGCCCGACCTGAAGGCCGCGCACGTGAGGGTCACGGTGACGAACATGCAGGAGATGGGCCGCGCATGCGGCCGGTTACTCGACATGCTCAAGGCCGGAACGCTCAGGCACCCGCCGGACGAATACCAGCCGCAATTGGCCGCCGCCGTCAAAGGCGCGACAACGCGCCCATTGGGGCAGTCCGGCGCGATCGCATGGAACAAGCTCGGCTCGGATATCGACATAACGCCGCTCGTATCAACCACGCTCGCCCTGTACGGCGCGTTCACCACGAAGCGGCATCCCGGAAGACGACAGGAGGTGATGGTCTGATGGTCTTCTACATGGCAGACGGCACCACGGTAAGCACGGCACCGAAATTCACCGGCAGCAGCTACCTAGATACCGCCAGCGGGAACGTCGGCACCATTCTTGGCATCGACGACGAGGACATGCCTATCATCCACGAACTGCTGCGCGTCTGGCGCGAGAAATACCCGCGTAACCTGATCCGCGGAGCCTACTACGACTGCAAGGAACGGTTCAAGGACTTCGGCATCTCCATACCCGACCAGATCAAAAACAAGGTCGAGGCAATGATCGGATGGCCCGAACTGGCCGTCCGATCATTAAGCGACCTGAGTGACCTGGAAGGGTTCAGTGTCTCCGGTGACGACACGATGGGCGTCGGTGACCTGTTCGAGGACAACCAATTGGACGTGGCCACGTCCGAACTGATCGTATCCGCATACAAGCATTCGTGCAGTTTCCTGACCATTGCCGCAGACCCGGAGGATTCAGAACGAATCAGTATGATTCCGCGTTCCGCAGACTGGTCGGCGGGAATCTGGGACCGGCACAACCATCGTCTGGCCGGCGCGTTGACCATCACCGAGGACGATAAGGACGGGCGGATCTGCGCGTTCAACGTGTGGCTTCCAGGCAAGGTCTACGAATGCTCCGGCCACCTGATGCCATGGCGTGCGGAGAAAATCGAAACGAACTTCGACCAGCCGACGGTCGTCTCGCTCGCCTATGACAGGCAGATGGATAGGCCGTTCGGCCACAGCCGCATCAGCCGTTCGCTCATGAGCCTTGTCGATGCTGGATTCCGTACCGTAGTCCGCATGGAGGCATCTGCTGAATTCTATTCCGTGCCCAAGCTCTGGTTCATCGGCGCGAACAGGGACGCGTTCAGCAGCAACACGTGGAAAAGCCTCATCCAGGCGATCAACGCCATCAGCGCCGACGAAGACGGCAACCTTCCACAACTGCAGCAGGTGCAGCAGGCGTCCATGACGCCCCACTCGGACATGCTCAAGACGATGGCCATGCTCGTCGCATCGCAGACCCGCGTGCCGGTCGACTATCTGGGCATCACCCTGGACAACCCGACCAGCGCCGAGGCGATGGCGTCCGCCGAACGACGACTCACCCGCATCGCCGACAAGCAGAACGTGGCCTTCGGACGCGAGCTCAAACGGGCCATGGGCATCGCCGTGGCACTGCGCGAAGGCGCGAACACGATACCGGACTCCATGCGCGACGTGCACCCGGTATGGGCTCCCACAAGGGAGATTTCCGACGCGGCTCGCGCCGACGCGTTCGCTAAGATCGCCGGCAAGGTCACCGGCTACGCCGACTCCGACGTCGGACTCGAACGGCTCGGCCTGAGCCGCGAGGAAATCACCCGCCTACGCGCCGACCAGCGCAGGGCTCGCGCGCAGAACGTCGTGGACCAGCTCAAGATCCGAACAGCGCAAAACAGCCAGCAGGAGGCATCAGATGGAACTGAACAATCTGAACCTGCCGCTGGAACGCCGCAAAGCGCTGGAACAGGTGCTTGACCAGGCATGGAAGGACTATCAGGACGACCTCACCAACCTGACCGATGCGGCCGCAGATGAGATCGAAACCGTACTGGAACGCGACCCATTGAACGCACGCGAAACAGTACGCGAATACACGGCCGCGGCCAACAGGCTCGCCGACGACTACTACACGACCGTACGCACCGCATGGACCGAATACGCCGGCGTCACCATGCCCGACTTCGACCCCGGCGCCGACCTGGAACCAGAACGCGTGCTCTGGCAGGTCCAAGGCGGCTTCTCCAATACCGACTACAACGGCCTGACCTACTCGCAGGTCATGGCCGGCCAGGCACGATCCGGCGCGACCATCGACGACCTATGGCCATCATTCTCGAACATCGACGACGCACAACAGTTCATCGCAGATATGATCCGCACTGGAGCACGCCTCACCGAACGACGGAACATCAGACTCGACCCCACGAAACCGAAATGGGCAAGAATACCAAAAGGATCGAGAACATGCGCGTTCTGCGCCATGCTCGCCTCACGCGGCTACGCATACACCAGCGAGGAAGCGGCAGGTGGCAAAGGCAACATCTACCACACCGACTGCCACTGCCAACCCATGCCCAACTGGGGCAAACAAGCCCTCACCGGATACGACGAAGCCGCATACAAGGACGAATACGAGCGGATGAAGGCGCTTGCCGACCGTGAATACGATGGCGACATCCTCAAGGCGTACAGGCGGTCTCCTGGCGTGTGTACGGATTCGGTCGTTCCTGAGGCTTTGAAGAAGACCCCTGGACGCCCGCCGAAGTTCGACGCGGATCATCCGTTCAGGACCTTCCTGGGTAGCAGGAACCTGAGGAATGCGGTCATGGGAACGAACCCGATGTTCGGCGAGGGGCCGGAATACCAAAACAACTGCCAGCGCTGTGTCGTCGCGTACGAAATGCGCAGGCGAGGATACGCCGTCACCGCGATGCCGAGACCTATGGATCCGAGAACTGGACTTCCTGCCATAGATACGGACACAAACCGATGGGTAAACGCGTTCAAGGGCGATTGGAGGTCTTGCGGTTCCGATACGGGATTGGACGGTGCTTCTGGGCTTTTGCGGGAATGGGGCAAGGGCAGCCGCGCGTTCATCGAAGTGGAATGGCTCGACGGGACAAGACATGTGTTTGTCGCGGAGAATCTGAAAGACGGAATACATTTCATCGACCCGCAAACCGGTTCGATGAACGTATCCCGGTATTTCGGAATCGTCAACCATGGCATGACCCGTATAATGAGGGTAGACGACGCAGAACCTACCGAACTGGTACTGAAATACTGCAAGGAGGGCTAGATGATATTAGGTGATGCCATCAGTCTCGTCCTTGACGAGTACCCCGGCATGAAAGCGATAGGCGCCGCGGAGAGTTCCGATGTATGGATTGTCGGCCTTGACTTCGCCGCTTCGACCAGTGAACACCCTGTGCCTGGCACGCCGAGCATCGCGGTCGAGAAGACGTCGGGCGTTCTGCACAGTCTTGTTCCAGGGACGGACGAATTCTGGCATTACATGACCGGTGCCAGAAAAGTGCCCATCCCACAAGTCTGAAATTCTTTTTCAAGCCACCCACGTGGGTGGCTTTTCTTATGCCATTTTTGGTGGATTGCCGGAGTAGACGAACGGACCCGACTGTAAATCGGGCGCATTTTGCCACGCGGGTTCGACTCCCGCATCCACCACTCAACCGGCCTTCCGGCCGGCGGCGACCATGCGCCGCATCGCATGGGAGGACCATATGGCGCACCGTGGCGCGGTCGAACTCGAATCCACGGGAAACAGCAAGAAGGAGCACAGCATGTTCAATAGATTCCGATTCCCGGCCCGTATCCGTCTCGTCGACGGCGGCGGGGACGAGGACGAGGGCGGTTCCGGCGAAGGCAACGAGCCCGAGCCGAAATCGTTCACCCAGGAGCAGGTCGACCAGATCGTGGAGAGAAGACTGGCGAAGGAGCGCGGCAAGTACAAGGATTACGACGAGCTCAAGTCCAAGGCCATGAAACTCGACGAGATGGAGAACGCCGGCAAGAGCGAGATCGACAAGCTCAAGGAATCGAACGCCGCATTGCGCAAGCAGATCGACGACGCCGCGGCCGAGAAGCAGCACGCCGAATGGGTGTCCGAAGTCGCCAAAGACAAGGGCGTCCCGGCCGAACTGCTCCGCGGAAGCACCAGGGACGAGCTCGAAGCGCATGCGGAACTCCTCCACAAGGCGCTGAACCCGTCATCCAAAGCCCCGCAGGTGAGGAACCAGACGCGCACTCCCTTGCATCAGAACAGCAACAAGGACGCCGAAGAGCTCTCGTACATCCACCAGCTCCTTGGCAAATAATCCGACCGACCGAAAGGACAAGCCATCATGGCGATGAAAACAGACCAGATCAAGCTCCCCGTGAGCGTGGCCACCGAAATCGTGAACAAGGCCAAGGACACCAGCACCATCGCGTCGCTGAGCCCCAGCACGCCGCAGATCTTCTCCGACGCCGATTACCTCGTGTTCAACGGCAAGAGCGAGGCCGAGGTCGTGGCCGAGGGCGCCGTCAAGAGCAGCTACGAGCAGACCGTGGATTCCGTCGTGGCGAAGCGCTTCAAGGTGCAGACCACCACTCGCGTCACCAGCGAACTCCAGTGGGCCGACGAGGACAACCAGCTGCAGATCATCCGCAGCATCCAGGCCGATCAGGCCGCCGCTTTGGGTCGTGCGCTCGACTACGTGATCTACCATGCGATCAACCCGAAGGCTGGCACCGTGCTTTCCGGATTCGACCCGTTGAGCACGTCCGCCGTGCAGGTGACCGCCGGCGATGACGACATCAGCAACGTGGATGCCTTGGCCGACGCGCTGAACGACTCCTATGACATCAACGGCGTGGCATTGTCCAAGACGTGGGCATCCCGTCTGCGCAAGCTGCGCGTGCCCTCCACCGGCATGCGCTTCTACCCGGAGATTCCGCTGAACCTGCAGGCCGGCAGCCTGGACGGCATCACAGCCGCGACCTCCGGCACCGTCAACGGGCGACTGGCTAAGACCCCGACGAAGGTGCTCGCGTTCATGGGCGACTTCTCGTTGATCAAGTGGGGCATTGTGCGTGATCTGACCAGCGAGATCATCGCCTACGGCGACCCGGACCAGACCGGCGTCGACCTGAAGGCGCACAACCAGATCGCATACCGTACCGAAGCGATGTACGCGTTCGCCGTCATCGACCCGAACGCGTTTGCCGTGCTCAAGACCAAGTGAGGTGAACGATGAGTTTTCCCATCCAGACGCTTGTTGTCAATCCTGCAGGCGAGGAAAAGCACACTGTCGGCCCGTTGGACGCGCAGGTGCGACTCGTCAACACCGACGGCACCGCCTTCTCCGCCGGTTCCGGTGCCTACGAACTGCCGGAGGCCGGCAAGGACACCCTCGGCGGCATCAAGCAGTTCGCGCCCGAACAGACGATTGGCAACGTTGACGGCAACATCGTCAAGGCCGCCGCAGCCGCTCCGACCAAGGATGAATTCGACAAACTCGTCACGGCCTTCAACACACTGGCGAAACAGTTCAACGACCTCGTCGCCGGCTTCGAGGCCTCTGGGATGATCAAGCTGCCGGAAAAGAAGTGACCATGACGGATGAGCCCGACATGTTCGCCACCTCCGACGACCTCGAACGCAGGTGGCACAAGCTTACCGACGAGGAACGCGAGAAGGCCGACACGCATCTCATGGACGTGACCGACTACATCAAGGAACGCTCCCCGAATTGGCAGCGTCTCCACGACGAACGGCCACGCCTCTTGGTGAAGATCACCTGCGACATCGTCCGCAGGATCATGCAGGCCGACCCGTACGGCATCCCCGGCGGAGTCACCCAGATGAACCAGACCACCGGTAGCTTCAGCGAACAATACAGTTTCGGGGCGCCGACCGGCGACCTGTGGCTGCGCGACGACGAGAAGAAACTCCTCGGCATCAACGCCCAACGCGCGTTCAGCGTCGACATGGCCACAGGTGAGGTGTCCTAATGGAAACCATCGAAGTGTGGCGCGGCCAGCCAACGACCGACACGGACGGCAACCCCATCCAAGGCGAACCCGTCCGCGTCGGCGCATTCCAGGCGGTGGTAGCCCCAACCTCCACCATTGACCAGGTCGAGGAGAACGCCAATCCACTGACCATCGAATACACGATCCACATCCGCGGCAGCCAGCCATCCGGCATCCAGGCCTCTGACCTGATCAAAGTCAGAGGCGTCCTTCTGCCAGTCAAAGGCAAACCGCAAGTATGGAACAACACCCACGGACGCCATATCGGCGACGTCATCATCGTCGGAGAACGAAAGGGATAAACCATGGCCAAACGATGCAGATTCGTGTTCAACCGAAAGGCGTTCAGCCAACAGGTATTGAAGAACGAGACCCTGCGGGGCCGCATGCGCGACGCCGCCAACGAGGCCGTCACCGACAGACGGTGTATGGTTCGCGACCATAACGGTGCGAACCGTAACGGCGTGGCCATCCTCTGCCCCGCACCCGTGGAGAAGGCGCACGGCACATTGGAGGACACGCTCGGAAGGATGCGCGTATGAGCATCCCCATCACCTCACGGCGCACGGAGCCGCTGCTCCTGCCCAAGCTGCGGGAGCTGTTCCCGGACGTGACGTTCGACACCATCGAACGCAACGACCTCGAACCGCCCTTCACCGAAGCCACATTGGCCGACTCCATGCAAGGCATGAGCACTCCCATCTCCCAATACGTGCGACTGCGGCTGGGCGTGCGCTGCATGAAAGAGGACCATACGGGCGACTGGGACAAGGCCGCCCGCCTGTGGGCGGCAATCGCGAGGGAGATCATCAGGCTCGGAACCGTCGCGCCGCTCATCAGCGCGTCACTGGAATCCGGACCGGTACGCATGACCGACGAGAACAAGAGACTGGTGTGCGCGTACGGCGTGCTTCTACTCGAGGTATCCGTCGCCTGAACTGAAAACACAAGAAAAGACAAGCAAAGACGTGCCGCCACACGCAGAACGGAAACGAGGTGCAGACAGGAATGTCTGACAGCAACGAAGAACCCATCGCCGTCGAACAGACGGCATCCGAAACCAGCCTGCAGGACGGGCGTGGATCGACCGACTATGGGTACGTGTCCAACGGCAATACCGCCGACAACGTGCGTCTGATCAAGAACTACGCGCTGTTCCTGTTCCCCAAGGGCGACAGCACATTCATAGCCCCGACCGGCGTGAACTGGACGCCGCCGTCCAACAAGAAGCCGATCGGATACAGCACCGAGGACGGCGCCGTACTGCATCCGGAACCGGGCGACAGCACCGACTACAAGGCGCACAACGGCGACATCGTCCTGTCCGACACGGATCCGGGCTACTGGACCCTCCAACTGGCCGCCATGGAAGGCCGCAAGGATGTCGTGTCCGCCTACTTCGACGTGGACGTCGATTCGGACGGCGGCATCAGCATCAAGGGAGCCGGCCTGAAGAAGGAATGGATCCTCGTATTGGTCGCGCTCGACCAGCAGGACCGCCCCTTCCTCCTGTACGGCACCAACTCGAAGGTGTCCGACCGTGACGACGTGAGCCTGAAATCCAGCGAGATCATGAACTTCAGCATGACGTTCAAGATGCTCAAGGGCACTAACGGCGAACAGTTCCACGCGTGGGGCCTCGTCACCGAAGACGCCAAGTAGCCCATTGATTCTTCCCGTGCGGCCGATGGCGGTCGACCGCACGGGACCATTACCCATAACCGCCGATAACCATGAAACGGAGACGAAATGAGCGACAACACCTACCATGTCGTGGACGTGGACCTTACCGACGCGGAGGAGCTCAAGCCCGACGTGCACCTCGAGGTCGCCGGAGTGAAACTCGACCTGCCGAACCTCAACAACGCGGAACTGCCCATCGAACTCGTGCAGGCCATCCTCCTGGTCAAGAGCAGGCCGACGCTCTCCGACGAGGAGACCAGCGCTTGCATGGCCGCGTTCCTCGCGTACTTCCAGGCGATGAAGCCGAACTTCTGGAACGTGCTACGCAAGACGGAACGTCCGATCGCCTACCTCATCGCCACGGTGAAGGCATGGGCCGACGAATCCGGACTGGACCCAAAAGCGTTTACCTCGCCCACCTCTGGAACAACCACCGCGCGGCGTTAGCCTACGACTGGATACGCGCGTACGGGCAGGTCTACAGGCCCGCCCGCTTCCAGGAATGGATCGCGGGAGCCCGCCCGCGAACCGACTGGGGACTCGCATGGGCATTGACCCGCGAGATCCTCAAAGACCACACAAGCCACTCGTGGATGGCGTTGCAGAACGCCGTCTACGTGCCCGACGGAGCCGAACAGGCCGCATGGCTGACCGCTCCCGAGCAAAAGAAACGCCCATGGTTCGACCACGGGCACGATCCCCTCCGCCAGCCGACACCGACGCACAGCCTCACCCGTCGGCAGCGCGAGGACAGGGAACGGCTCAAAGCCTACTTCCACATCAACGACGACCTCTGACTCCGACCGCCATCGGAATCCCGACACACAGCAAGGAACACGATGGCAGCACAGGACATCGGCGTCGCATACGTCCACGTCGAACCATCCGGCAAAGGATTCGGCAAAAGCATCGAAGGCGACATCGGCGACGCCGTCAACAAAGCCTCCAAGAAAGGCTCCAACACCCTCATCTCGAAGATCGGCGGAGCATTCGGCAAAATCGGCAAGGTCGGCACAGGCGCGATCGCCACCATCACAGGCGGCATCACCGCACTGGCCGCCAAGGGCGGCTTCACGCGCGCCCTCAACATCGAGAACGCGCAAGCCAAGCTCAAAGGCCTCGGCCACGACAGCGCAAGCGTCACCGAGATCATGAACGACGCCCTCGCATCCGTCAAGGGCACCGCGTTCGGACTGGGCGACGCCGCGACCGTCGCGGCCAGCCTGTCCGCCTCCGGCGTCAAGGAGGGCGGCGAGCTCACCCAGGTCCTCAAGACCGTCGCCGACACCGCGCAGATCAGCGGCCGTAGCCTGACCGACATCGGCACGATCTTCGGTTCCGTCGCCGCCCGCGGCAAGCTCCAGGGCGACGACATGCTCCAGCTCATGTCGAGCGGCATCCCCGTCCTCCAGATGCTCGGCAAGCACCTGAACAAGACCAGCGCCGAAGTGTCCGACATGGTCTCGGACGGCAAGATCGACTTCCAGACCTTCGCCGACGCCATGAAGGAGGGCCTCGGCGGCGCCGCCCAGAGCGCCGGCACCACGTTCACCGGCGCCCTGGCCAACGTGAAGGCCGCGTTGAGCCGACTCGGCGAGACCGCAGCCACGCCGGTCCTCAACGGACTGCGCGGACTGTTCAACCAGGCCATACCGCTCATCGACGCATTCACCGCCGCCGTGAAACCGACGCTGGAGAAAGTCGGCGCGGGATTGCAGAAGGGATTGGAACAGGCCATCCCCACGGTCACCGCCTTCTTCGACAAGCTCGGCAAAAGCCAGACAGTCCAGCAGTTCGCCTCCTATCTCGCTTCCCTCAAGGACGATCTGAAGGAACTCGGCTCATCCCTGTCGGGAGCTGCCGGAGCCGTCTGGAACGTCATCTCCGAACCGCTCTCCGAACTCTACAATCAGGCGAAAGGACAATTGCCCGCAATCGCTGACGGATTCAAAACACTCCTGCATGCCGTGTCAGGTCTTCTCGACTACGTGTCGGCCCACACGGACAGCATCATCCCGCTGGCCAAGGGAATCACCGCGTTCGTCCTCGCCAGCAAAGGCATCAGCGCGGTATCCGCCGGGCTGAAAACGGTTTCCGGTGGGCTGAAGGCTATTTCCGCGACTGCCTCCGGTGTGGAGAAGACCGCTACGGCCGCTTTCGACCTGATTGGCAAGATCTCCGACGCGGGAAGCGCTGCTGGAGGACTGAAGCAACTCGCCGGCTCGTTCAATCTTGTCAAGGCAGCTCAATCGGCCTGGAGCGCGGTGACCAAGGCTGCTACCGCCGTGCAGCTGGCATTCAGCGCTGCCTTGGATGCGAATCCGATCGGCATGCTTGTCGTAGCCATCGGCGCGGTCGTTGCCGCACTGACATGGTTCTTCACCCAAACCGAAACCGGCAAACGACTCTGGAACAGCTTCGCCACATGGTTCATGGGAATCTGGAACCAGATCAGCACCGCATGCCGGCCAATCCTGCAAGCCATCGGAACATTCATCACCCAGACCATGAGCCAAATCCAACAAATCTGGCAAACCGGATGGACACTCATCACCACCATCATCCAAAACATTTGGAACACGATCGGCCCCATCATCATGACCGCACTCACCGCGATCATCACCGGCATCCAAACATTCATCGCCACCATCACGCCGCTCCTGCAAGCCGGAATACAAGTCATCCAAACCATCTTCCAAACCGCCGCCACCATCATCAGCACGGTCTGGAACGGACTATGGAACACCATAACCACCGTCGTACAAGGCACATGGACCATCATCACCACAATCATCAACACCGCACTCACCGTCATCCAAGGCATCATCCAACTGGCGCTCGCGGTCGTCAACGGGAACTGGAGCGCCGCGTGGTCGGCCATCCAGGGCATCGTGTCGGCAGCGTGGGGCGGCATCCAAGGCGTCGTCTCCGCCGGCATCGGCATGGTCAGCGGAGTGGTATCCGCCGCATGCTCGACCATCCGAAGCGTGTGGGACGCGTTGTGGAATGGCGTCAGAAGCATTGTGTCGAACGTCTGGGGCGGCATCGTCGGCACCGTAAGCAACATGGTTGGCCGTGTCGGGAGCGTCGTGAGCGGGATCGGCGGAACCGTCCGGAGCGCGGTGTCCGGAGCGGGCAGCTGGCTCGTCAGCGCGGGACGCAACATCATCCAGGGATTGATCAACGGCATCACAGGAATGGTCGGCTCGTTGTATTCCAGCATCACCAACGCGTTGTCGGGCTTGGTGGACAAGGCCAAGAACGCTTTGGGCATCCACTCGCCGTCGCGCGTGTTCCGCGACGAGGTCGGTGCGATGGTCGGACGTGGCATGGCATTGGGCATCGACGATTCCGCGCATGTGGTCAGCCGTTCCATGGATTCGCTCGTCTCCACGATGAGCCTCGACGGCGCGGACTGGTCGAAGACCGGCAGGCTGAACGTCACGGCCGGCACCGGCGCCAATGCCGGCGACGGCGATCTGCGGGAACTCATCGCGGCCGTCGAATCGCTGCACGACGACCTCGGATCGATCATCGCCAGGTACACGCCGACGATAGGGGACCGCGACTTCGCAAGGAAGGTGAGAAGTGCAATCGCTTGAATACGCCTCCGCCGCCACAGGTGAGCGAATCGGCTTCGAAGGGCCTCTGTACGGCGAAACGCTCGCCGGACTGCGCGGCCGCGTCTGGGACTACAGCATCGGCGCACGCGGCCTGACCGGCGTCACCCGCAAGACACGCGAAACGAACGTCACGGTGAGGATCCATGATTCGCCGGCCACGCTCGACCTGCTCCGCCGCCTCGCCGACGCCGACATGGCAGCCGGCACGCCCGGCACGCTCGTCGCCGACGGCGAATGGGAGACCAGGGCGTGGATCCCGAAAAGCGAGCCGCAGACCATCACGCCCACGATGGTCGAGACGCAGCTTGCCGTCGCGCTCCTGGACGGTGTATGGCGGAGGGAGATTACCACGCATCACGATCCGCGAACCGACGCCGGCAGCGGACTTGACTATCCGCATGACTATCCGCACGACTACGGCGGCATGAGCATCCTCGACACCGTGACCAACGCGACCGGCATGCCGCAGCCGGTGAAGCTCACGATCTTCGGCCCGTGCGTCAACCCGTACGTCATCATCGGCCCCAACCGGTACGAGGTCGACGCGACCATTCCGGCCGGCAGCAGACTTGAAATCGACGCGGCCTCCGATAGCAGAACCATCACGATGATCTCGGACACCGGCCTGTGTACGAACCTCTTCGCCAAGGCCGTGCGAGGCGCCGGACGAGGATCCGGCACCTACGTCTTTGAGCTGTTGCCGCCCGGCATGAGCACGATCAGCTGGGCTGGCGGATTCAAATTCGACCTGACCGCCATCGAAGAGAGGAGCGAACCGCCATGGACCTGATCGTCACCGACACGAACGGCACGCCGTCCGGCTCGTATGCCTCATGGACGCTCGACCTGGCATATGGGTCGGGGGAGAACGACTTCGACCTCCGATGCCCGGCACGTCTGCAGCCCGGATGCCGGTGGTGGGTCGACGGGACAGGCTGGGGCGGCATCGTCGACGACGTGAAGACCAGCGTCACCGGAGGCGAGGGCGAGCTCAACTACCACGGTCGCGACTGGCACGGCCTGCTCGCCTCGAAGATCCTCGAACCCGACAAGGGCAAGGACTACCTGACCATGAGCGGCACGATCGGCACGCTCCTGCGCACCGTCATCTCCCGTATCGGACTGCAGGACATCATCACCGTCACGGAAGGCACGTCCAAAACCGCACGCTGGCAGTTCGACCGGTACTGCGACGCGTGGAGCGGCCTGTCCAAGATGCTGCGCGCATCAGGACTGCGGCTACGCATCACCGCAGCGCAGAACGGCGTGACAGTCGACGCGCCGCCGATCACGGCTGCCGGCGACCTCATCGACTCCGACCTCATCGACTTCGACGCGACCCTCGCCTCGCATCCGATCAACCACCTGATCTGCCTCGGCAAGGGCGAACTCAAGGACAGGATCGTCGTCCACTGGTACGCCGACCAGAAAGGCACGCTCAGCCACACGCAGACCATCAAAGGCGCGGACGAGCGCACAAGCGTCTACGAGCTCAGCAACGCCGACGCCGCCGAACTCGAGACCAAAGGCAAGACAAAGCTCCAGGAGCTGCGAGATACAGGCAGCATCGACGTGGATGTGGAATCCGACGGCATCGACCTCGACGTGGGCGACACCGTGACCGGCCGCGACAACACCACCGGCATCAAGGTCACCGCCGAAATCACCAAAAAAATCATCAAAATCGAAGACGGCATCCCGACCGTAACCTACGAGGCGACCACCGCATCCACGGAATCGACCGGCGAGACCGGCGGCGGTGGATCAAGCTCCGGAGACGGCCACGCCTACTACGCCGGCAGCGGCCTCACCCTCTCCAACTGGACTTTCAGCGCCGATGTGACCGCCGCCGACCTCGAAACGGTCCGCAAAACCGCCACCGAAGCCAACAAGGCCGCATCCGACGCCTCGGCCGAAATCGGAGGCGCCAGAGACCTCGCCAAACAGGCCGACGTAAAAGCCGACACGGCCACCACCACGGCGCAGAACGCGTTGGCCGCGGCGCAGGCGCGAATCTTGGACATCACTGCATCGACTCCAGTCACAGTGACCCGCACCGACGAGACGGCTGCCATCACCGTCGCACAGGCCACATCATCGGCGGACGGGCTCCTCGCCGCCACAGACAAGAAGAAGCTCGACGGCATCCAGTCCGGCGCGAACAAGTACACGCTGCCAGTGGCATCCACCGCCACCCTCGGCGGCGTCAAACCCGATGGCAAGACCATCACCATCGGCCCGGACGGCACCATCACCGCACAATCCAGCGCGACAGCGGCATCCTTCCTCGCCGCACACCCAATCGGCTCGCTCTACTGGTGCGTCGCCGGAGACCCCAACGACCATGGCGGCACATGGAAGGAAATCCACACCATCATCGGCGGACACGTCTGGCAAAGACTCGCCTGAAAGGAACATCATGGCAAAAACCACGAACATCACCAAATACACATGCGACCGCTGCCACGACAGCGCATACCTCACCGACGGAGATCCGCGCACGTCGAGCGACTGGCACCAGATCAAACACACCACCGCGGACGGAGTGACGCAGGAGGCACTGGTATGCACCTCATGCCAGCAGGAATTCAAGAAACTCGCCGCCACGCAGGACGCGGCCTACACGGCATGGCTTACCGAGGGAAAGGACTGACATGACTACCACGCTCATCACAGGCAAGGGCGGCACACCGCACATCACCAGCGGCGACATGGGCGCCATGCAGGCCGGAATCATCGGCAACGGCAGCTACCTGCTGCAGGGCAGCGACGGCACTTTCCCCACGGTGACCATGCAGGATGCGAATCACGCGCTGATCCCCGTCCTCAACCTCGTGGTCGAAGGACGATACGCGCGAGTCACCGAGGCCGAGACCGCGACCATCGAAAGCGGCGTGAGCGGCCGGAACCGCAACGACCTCGTCTGCCTCAAATACACACGGAACGGTCAGAACATCGAGACCGCTGCCATCGCCGTGCTCAAAGGCACGCCAAACACCGGAACGGCCGCCGACCCGACCGTTCCGTCGGGCAGCATCCACTCGGCCTCCGGCACGGCGTGGATCCCGATCGCCCGCATCCCGATCAGCGGAATCACGCCCGGCACGCCGGTCATGCTCATCAAACAGCTGCCTCCCATGTCGAAGCTGTGGGATTCCGTAACCCTTTCCGCGCCGAACACGAACTGGAAAGTGGATTACCGCACCGCC